AATCTATCTCATGGTCCTAATGCATGGAATGAAGTGCTTAGAATACAAGCACAGATAAGAAAGAAAAAGAAAGAAGCTCTGGAAGAAGCTAAAAGAAAACAAGCACAAATGATAGAGAATATTATTCTTGGAGTTCTTCTGATATTTTTTCTTGGTGCTGTTGGCTTTGTTCTGTATTTAATTTTAATTGTAAAGTAAAATCACATTTACTAAGTATACTTTCTACTTTCTTTTTACCTAATATATTAAGTGAATTAATTATATTTTTTTCTAATCCTTCAGGAGAAGTATCCACTTCTTTATCACTCTTTGCTCCTCTTATCTTAGATAATAATTCTAAAGCTTTAATAGCACTATTAGTATGTCCATTAGTTTTTGCAAACTCATATTGTCTTTCTATCTCAGTAATAACATCAACATTAGTTTCAAGATTATCTTCTAATTCTTTTATTCTATCTTTTATCTCAGGTAAGTTTTTTAATCTAAATCCTGTATTAGCTAATGCATGAGAAGAGTTTGCTGTATATCCTGCATATCTAGCTGCTTCTGTAGCATTGTTATGAATAACCATACCTTGTGCAAACTTCTCATACTTTTCTTTTAATGCCATTTAACCACCTACAATCCAATGAAAACCACCTGCAACTAAACCAGTTATAACTGCATAAATAAATAATTCTATATACATAGCTTCTATACTCCTTATTTTATAATAAATATATTTTAAAAAATTCATCTGTATATCCTTACATTAGGGTTATTAGCATCTACCTCTATAGGTTTACATATAGCTTTATATCTAGCACCACCAGGTACAGCAGGTTGTCTCATTAATGTTTTTGCAAAATATTTACATCTATTAATATCTGCAAAAATCATGTTACTTTCTTGCTGTGCTTGTCCAAGATAGATAACTAATAAAAATACTGTTGTCACTTTAAATTATCTCTTGCTACATTTTTTGATTTTTCAAAAGACCTCATTGCTCCTAATCCTAATAAAGACATTACTAATGTAATTAATCCCTCTACTTCTAGCTGTGGTGGCACTACATCAGGCATCCATATACCTGTAGCCCATGTTAAAATTGGACCTATGAAGAACTGCCATAGTAGTCCTAGGCAACAGACCCACATTATTGCAGGACGTGCTCCTGAAACAAATAAACTAGGATGTTTAGCTTGTTCTTTGTTTACTTCTATTTGTGATTTAGCTAATTCTTGTGCATGTTTCTCTGCCATAGTAGACAGGTCATGAGCAAGTTGCATTTGCTTATCTTTATCTTTTATAAACTTGCCAAGTAATTTACTAGCAGGTCCTATTAAAGCTGTTAAAGCCATTATTCTTCCTCCTTTTTTATACAGTCAACATGAGTATAATCTTTACCCACACAAACCATATATATTTTTAAATGTTTAAAATTATTCCAAATATTTTTTACTTTAGCTGACCACCAATGACCATTAAACACAGACACATGTACATTCTTTCCTTTAAATTTACCTTCTTTAAAATGTTTAAGTGCAGGTTGACAAGATATATTTAAGAATACTGTTTTTTTACTATGAGATAATATCTCTGTTAATACCCAATCTATATCTTGTTCTGCTATATGCTCCATAACATCTGTGCATATAACAATATCATATTTTTTATTAGGTAATTTATTATATTTAGGATAAGCAGGGTCATATAAATCAAATGAATCTAAGTTACATAATTCTTGAATAGGTTTTCTTATTCCTAATTCTTTACATTTTCTTTTCATGTAAGGAACTGCTTTACCACAACCATAATCTAATAATGTTTTACATTTATTTTCTTTTACAATATTCATTAATGTAGGAACAAGAGGTATTAAACTTATACCTCTAAATTTACCTTCTTCTTTATGTAATTTTTTATAAGAGTCTAGTAGTTCATAATAATCTTCTGATGGTTTTAACATCATACTAAGTCTCCTTTAAAAGATTGTTGCTTTTGTGTATATCTAGCAGATAACTGCCATAATGCAGACACTAATGTATTTTCACCATGAAAATTAATATCCATCTCCATAGGTGATTCGTTAAAATACTTTTCACAATCTTGTGCTAAAGCAAGTAACTCACCTGTTGTCCAAAACTCTTGTTTATTAACAGATACCTTAAAGTATTTAGGTCTAGGTTGTTCATCTTCTGCACCTGTAGTTTCTTTCTTTTGTTCTTCACTAGGTTCTTCCATGTTAGAATCAAAACCAAATAAATCAAAGAAACGAAAACCCATAGTATGCATAATACCTATAGCTCTCATAGCTGCACAAGTACCACCTGTTATTAATGTAGTGCCTTCTGGTAAACCTAAATCTTTATTTAAGGTAACTTGATTATTTTGTATACCTTTTTTTTGTTCTTCAGGGTCACGTAATGATTCTGTAAATGCGTGCCATCCCCATATATTTGCTTTCTTTTCTATTAAATAATCAGTAACAGAAGGGTCAGTCATAGAAGCAACAAAGAATTTTGTACTAGGGTCTATAGTTTTAAATAAATCTTTTCTTATTATACCATGTGTACTTTTACCTGTAATAGGTCTAGGGTCTAATACAACACATGCCCAAGGTTTAATACCATGCTTTAATAATCTAGGATAAGAATGTTTAACAGTAACAACTTTACTATTAGGATTATCTTTAATTAATTTTTTTAATTTATCAAAATTAATATAAGGTCCACCTGATACTAATATACATTTGTAATCATGTAAAGGAAACTTACCTAACCACTTATTAATCTTTTTAAAATTAGTTCTTATATTACCTCTAATATAATCTTTAGGTACACAATCTCTAGGATTAACTTTAATAGGTACACTAAATAAATGTTTAGGAGGAGAAGTTAACTTATCATTGTGTAATATAAATAATAAATGTGTATGTCCACCTTCTCTTACTTTATCTTCACTAGGTAATATATTATTCTTTATTTTTTTACCTAACATTTCTTTAACTTTATTTGTACCTTTATATTTATCTTCTACTTCATTACCATCTGTATCTTTAGAAAAGTAATTATCCATAACAACTACAGGTACATGTTTTAAACAATCATAATCACTTTGTTTTGTCTGTATACTATCACCACCACCTATAAAAGCATAGTCTATAGTAGGTAAAAATTCAAATAAATTTTCAGCTTTTAATGTTTCTCTACTATTACCTTTAGTTAAAACATAATTAAATGTTTTATTTTTTTCTTTCATTTTAACTTTAAATTCTTGTAATCTTTTCTCTACAGCTTCTAAAGTATTATGAGCTTTAACATTAAACTCTTCTTTATCTGTTTCTATTGTAGCATCTTCAAACAAATCAAAACCATAATACTCTAATGTATCTGTGTTTTCAAATGCAGCTAATGCCATCTCAATAGCACGACCACCATTCCATGTACCAACTTCTAATATAGTTTTAGGTTTAAAATGTCTAATTAACTCAGCATTTTTTTGATACCTTGAAGGTAATATATCTTGTGATACTGTATCTTTAGATAATTCAAATACACGATTACCTTTTGCATCTCTTAAAGGTATTATATTAGAATTAGAAACACCTTTTAAATGCACTAAATATTCTGACATTTGTTCTTCAATACTATGTATTTTTAAACCATGTGCTTTATATAAATTTAATAGCCTTTGAATAACAAAACCATCATGCCATTCTCTATAGCTAGTAAGTTCATCATTCATATATATTCTACGCAAATCCCATAATAAATCTAATGGTGGTTTTTTATTTAAATTAAATGCCATAAAAGACATATCTTCACCATGTACAATATCAACATTATCAGGTAGCATAGATAACATTTCTTTATAAGTTAATCTTTTATTTGTGTAAGAATCAATATCAACCCATATTAACCAACCTGCTTCTTTATTATTATCAGTTAAAGTAAAAGCATAATCTGTTAGTGCAAACATTTTGTGACACCATTTAATAGCATCAAGTTTTATATTGTAAGGTATCTGTCCATCTTCAGTACCATTATGTTTAGCATTATCTTCTAAAAACTTTACATATTTTTTATTATCTTTTAAATTAGAATACTCAATGTTTTTATTTAATGAATATTTAGAAAAAGGAAAGTTATGATAGTAAGCTTTTATTTTTAAACTAGGTTCCCAATTTTCTTGTATAGATTTAAAAAATACATTACCAAATCTGTTATATAAATCTTCATTAAAAGAGGTAACAAAATTTATTTTCATATCATGTAATCCTTATTAGCATCTAGTATACCTTGCATCTGTAACCATTGAGCATCATTACTCCATTCAATAGCATACTGTGCATCTTTGTCTCTTTTAGTTCCCCAATTTTTAAACCAAGGTCCACCTGTTGTAAAGTGTACATTCTTTGCATCTATATCTGTAGATGAATGATTGTCTAACCAATTCCACTCTTCTGGTATTGTACCTATATCTGCTTCTTTATCTGGTAACCATTGAAATGTATGTAACCATCTGCCTGACCTAGTATTTACTTCTTGTGGTGTAAGTTTTTGATTTACTTCATGACCACAATTAAACATAATTAAACTAGACCAATTTTTTCTAGGATAAGCATGTTGTTCTTTACCATCCATTTTCTTTTTATCTTTAGGTTCATACTTATGTTTAACTACATGTATAGGATAATAATTATTATTACATATTTCAAATAACTCTGATACATCTGCTCTAATATACATATCAGAATCCATATACAAAGCTAATCCTTCATACATATTTAAAGCAGGTATTAAAAATCTACTAAAACTAAATTGTGTAGAAAAAGGTTTACCATCTATTTCATCATAGTCTTGTCCACTAATTGTATTATGTTTTCTAGTATAGACACCTATCTTAGTAAGTATATCTCTTCGTAAAGGTATAACACGTACAGCTTTAGTAGATATTCTTTCTAATGAAAATTTTAATACCTCATAAGCAGTATGTTCTTTAGGGTCATACCCTATGTAAACTGTGTTTACCATTTGTTTCTTTAATAGCATATGCATTTCCTTAAAATTTATATTCTTGGTCAATAAACCAAGTACCTGCTTCTACTCCACGACCTGTTCTTTTTCTTTCATAAGCAAACTTTAATTTACTTTGATAAAAATTTTTTGTAGCATAAGCTCTAAACTTTGAACCATCATGTTCATTATCTAAATCATGATAGTATCTATAACCTAGTGAATCCAAAATATTATCTCCTGAATAACTAACAGTAGTAAAAAAAAATAATAATACTAATAACTTTTTCATATATTTCCTCAAAAAAAATGGGGGTATATTTCAACCCCCTAATTTATAAACTTAATTAATCTTAATCTTCTTAGGTTTTTGTTCTTCAGGTACAATCTGTTTAAGAGTTATTCTTAATATACCTTCGTTGAATGTAACGTCTTCAACGTTTAACGTATCGTGTAGAACAAAGTCCCTAGTAAAAGACCTTTTAGCTATACCCTTATGTAAGTATTCACTCTCTTCTGCTCTTACATAATCACCTTCTATAGTTAAATGATTTTCTTTTACAACTATATTCAAATCATCTTTTTTAAATCCTGACAGAGCAAACTCAATCAGAAAAGTTTCTTCATCTTCTTTTATAATATCATAAGGTGGATAGTTTGTATCTGTCCCTCTTATGTTGTTCATTACATCAAACAATCTATCAAAGCCAATAGCTTGTCTTGCAAATGTATCTACTTCAAACATATATTTATCTCCTTATTAAGCAAGTTAAAAAACGAGTCCATTTCTGGCACTCATGATGTAATTATACACCACCTAATTTTAAAAGTCAAGAACTTTTTATATATTTAATAAACCAAATGTATTTAATATAGCCATAAGTATTACATATAGCATCCATAATCCTACACAAATAGCCATACCATTAACTATTAATTTACATATTATATCTAGTAGTGTCATTTATATTAATCCTAATTCTAGTTTACCACTCTCTGAAATCATATCTTGTGTCCAAGGTGGGTCCCAAGTAATACCAACTCTGACTATATTAACCTCTTCTAACTTTGCCACTTCATCTTCTATTTGCTTTGGTAAATCTTGAGCAACTGGACAATGTGGTGTAGTAAGAGTCATAAGAATGTCAACATTATTATTTTCTTTTATATCTACATTATATATTAAACCTAAATCATATATAGAAATAGGTATTTCAGGGTCATATACTTTTTTTAACACGTCTACAATACTTATTTTTAAATCTTCATTATTCATTATATATCAACCAATTCACATGAACCTGCAGTACAAGCTAACTCTTGTGAACCTCTTGTATTATCTTCTGTCTCAAACTTTTGTAATAAAGACCAGTCAATATTTTTAGGCATCTTAGATTCTAATTCTTTATATTTCATTTCATCTATATCTTGATAAGGTGCTTGTTGATATGTATGGTCTGAGAAAGGTAAGAATGATATACCAGATAGTGTATCAAAATTATCCCAACACCAGTTACCTACATTAATCCATTCATGTTCCTTAACAGATATAGTTACTGAAGGTTTATGTTCACACCAATGTTGTGCATAACACTTCCATATCTCTAACTGTTCAATAGCTGTCATAGTATCTCTATATATAGCACCAGGTTCTGTTTTCATAGGAAAAGAAAAGACAGAATTATTAGGTTGCATAACATCATCTTCACAAGGTATACCCTGCTCTGCCATAAACTGTGTTAGTGGGTCTTTCTTATCTCCCCTTACTGTTCTAATGTAATATGGATTATGTCTAGCATGAATACCACTAGCACTATCAACTAACTGACTAACTGTACCTGAAGGTTTAACACAAGTAATAGCTGTTGATTGTTGTATTCCTAATTTTTTAGACCACTCTTCATTTACTAATACAGCTTTGTATCTCATCTTGCTTAAAAAATCTGGTAAAGGAGTTCTCATTCTAGACAATAAACTATTATCCATAATACCTGTAAGAGACACACCTAATAATCTTTCTTCTTCTGTATTTGTTTGCCATCTTTTTCTAAGATAACCAAAGTCTGTTAGTGTTGCTTGTATTGTACCTAGTATAGTAGCTACTTCTATCTTATCATGTAACATATCTTCTGTATCTGTAGGTCTTACAACTACCTCTGTAAGATTACAAAATTGATTAGGTCTTAATATAATTTCACTACAAGGATTAGTACCAAAATCCCAATTACTATTACGTCTACCATTTTCTTTAGCTTTTTCTTGAGCAGACTTTCTATTAAAGATACCACGTTCACCAGATTTACTTTCATATAATGCTAACCATTCTTTCATAAAGATACCTGCATCTGGTTTCTCTGTATATGCTACAGAGTTATTAGCTAATGCTCTTTCTGGATTAGTCTCCCACCAAGCACCAGACTTAGCAACTCTTAATCTCTGGTCTGATAAATTAGACAGAGATATAAGAGCTGACCTACGCACACCACCTACAACTACAACCTCACCTGTTTTACAAACTATATCATGGCACTCCATAGAAGATAGTTTTCTACCTTTAGCATTTTTAAACTTCTCAATAGTAAAATCAAAAAGATTAACTAAAGGTTGAGGACCACTTGCTCTACCACCAAATGTTTTTAATCTCTCACCTGCAGGTCTTATTTTGCTTACATTTATCTTTGGTATTCTACAAGTATAAAGAAAAGATATTAAATCTTTAAAAGCTCTTGCCCATCCTTCTTTAGAATCAGCAACAGATATAACATCTTCTGTCTTTTCAAACTCTCTATCTGGTATAGTAGGTAACTTATCTACATACTGTCTTTCAACAGAAAAACCTACACCTGTACCATTCATAAGTATATATAATACTTCATCAAAAGATTTAGGTGTATCAATAGGTATATACGAACAGTTATATCCTGCTATGTTTTCTCTTTCTAATGCATTGCCTGCAGTCATTAATGCTCTCATAGAAGGCATAACATTTAATCCTATTATATTATCTTCTATTCTTCTCCATACTTCACTATCTAATTTAACACCTAGATTTTTATTTAAATGTATTTGAAAGAAATTAGTTAATCTAGTTACTGTTTCTATCCATGTTTCTCTTCTACCCTCATCAGGTAGCCAACGTGCATATCTAGATGCATGAATAAACGTCTGATATTCTGTTGGTAAATAGTTATTCCCTGCCATAATCTTTCTCCAATATTAATTCACAATAATGTATTACTTTCTCAATGTCTCTTGCACCTTCACCTTTTCTTCTATGTCTTGTAATATATTTTACTACATTACCCTCAAGAAATGTAAGGTTATTTTCTACAATATAATCAACAGGTTGTATCTTACATGTCTTGTAATGGTCACCACCTACCTGTCTATCAGTAGCAATTCTAGCTTCTTTCTCTAAATTTATTTTCTTAAAACCTTTTTTATCTTTTACTGTTTCTCTAATAGCTTCATCCATTTGTCCCATAAACCTCTCCTATAATTTTGTTAAAAAGTATGCTATCAAAACAATAAACATACCTAAAATTATTCCTATAATAAAACATGTTAATAAATTAAATTCCATATTATATCATCTTTTTTATTCTTTGTCTAACATATTTTAAATCTGGTGAATGAATAACTTTATATGCAAAACTTCTTGTGTATGTAGGACTTAATCCTGCATGGTCACATATCTGTTCAAAGTTATCACATGTAACACCAACACTACAAAAGAACCATGCTATTGCTCTATCTTTATTTACCTTACTCTTATTATTAGTAGCATCTAATAATGCTTGTAAGATAACAGACAAAAATAAACCTCGTTCAGGAGCTTCATGTTTCTTTTGCTCTACATCTATAAATATATCAATTTTCTTTTTCATCATTTACTATTGTATGTAACATTTCTATAGCATCTTTTGCTTCAGATGCTTTATGCACTAGACCTATTACATCTTCTACAATCTTAGGATGTTCACCTACACCCACAGGATTATTGATATGTATTTTAATATTTGCTAATGCTTTGTCTCTTTCTGCTGTATAATGAGACATAACTGCTTCTAATATATATGCTTTTGCTACCATTTTATTTCCTTTACCAATCTATTATTTCTTGAACCCTAGGTTCTTTATAAACTTGTGTAAGATATGTTGTGCCTTTTTCATACTTAAAAGCACGAAGTCCTTGACCATTGTTAGCATCAGACCAACACTCTCTTTTATGAGCACAAAAAACACAACCAATAGCAAGCTTCCTATTCCCAGAAATACCTTCAGGAATATCACTATAACATCTATCAGGAACTCTTTTACTTTCCAATGCACCTTTAAGATATTTAATTCTTTCTTTTGCATCTATCATCTCCAAATCATGTACTCTTGTTAAGGCAATATTACCATGCTGTTTATCTATAGCTAAGAAACATGCTTCTTTAACATTATTACCTGCAGAGTATGCAGATATTTGTGCTATATATCCAAAGGGGTCATCATCAGCTAGTCTATTATTAGCAAATTTTTTAAATGCATAACCACTAGCACTCTTACAATCTACTAATACATTATCTATCTTACAATCTTGATGTCCTTTAATACCTTCTACATCTACTTGCTTTTGTTCTTCTGTAACTGTATGACCAGATGCTCTAGACAATAGTATAAGTAAGTCTTCAAGTATGTGACCATATAAAAATTTAATTCTAGTAGCAGAAGATATAGGTCTTGCTTCTGAACTAGAATGTTTATCATACCATAACTGTCTAGTAGGTTTACCTATAGCTGATAAAGATAATTTTCTTTGCTTTCTAGGTTGTTCATTTAAAACAGTCTTTATATTATTAGTTACATTCTTTGTAAATTCTTTTAGATGTTTATCTAATTCTTTTTCATCTATAGTATTTGTAACCATAGGGTCAAATAAATTATATATATCTTCTACTAATGTGTCTATTGTTTTCATATCTAATGTAGTGCCCTGCAATAATACAAGGCACTACCCTTTCTATGTTAAAGATTAACTAGCAAAAGAAACTTCTTCGTCAGCTTCTTTAGATACAAAACCATCTTCAACTACACCAAATGCTTCTTCAGCATCTGCATCAGTATTGTATGGTACTAAGTTTGTTACTTGTATTGCTCTTAAATCAGCAGATACACCAGACTTACCACCAAACTCCCACTCATATGTAGAGTATAATACATTAACTTCAGAACCATTACCAATTAATGTACCAATCATTGCTCTCTTCTGAGCATCTACAACTTCAGGAGCCTTATTTAAGTTACCATCTTTTCTTCTTACTTTTCTTTTGATAGTAACAAAGTCACCTCTGTCATCATTCTTATTCTTCACAGAGATTCCATCAGCTTGAGCAATCTTTTTATTCTTCTCGTCAAGATTACCAACATCAATAGTCCACACACCATCTGAATCAAATGTTGTATTTGGACTTGTTATACTTGCCCAATGGGCATTACCTTTTATTACACTCATATTATTATCCTTTATTGTTGTTAAAATAGAATTATCACATATTCTAGTAGAAAAGTCAAGACTTTTTTTCCAATTAAATGTACTTTTTAATTGTAATACTTTTGACATTTCTATTCTAGATATTAAATCTTTTTTGTTTTGGTAACTCCTACCCCAAACTTTATAGTTTGCTTCACGAAAATACTTAACCTTATCAGTTAAGTCTACAACTTCATGACACAACTCTCTTAACTCTTCAGAGTTAGCAAAAACATATTCATCTTCTTGTTCAAAAACAAAGTAATCACATTTGCCATATAACCAACCTGCATTACCCATGGTATTTTTGAACTCCACTACAGTCCATAAGTCATCAAAACCTTTTGACTTATCTGTTCCTGTTCTTCTTGCTTTTATATCTACTGTAAATGTTTCATCCCCTTTCATTAAAATTAAATCAATATGGTCAGACATGTTCTGAGAATCAGAAGCAACCTTAACTTCATAACCTAATTTAATTGCTTCATCTATAAATAAATTCTCTGTTCTTATACCACGTTTAATATAATCTTTGTGGTCATGTCTTCCCTTAAACTCTTTAACTGTTACCATTATATTTCTCCAAATAGTTTACTGCTCTTTTTAAAAAATCTATGTTATCATCAAACCAACCTAAAGCTGAATTACATTTATTACATAACCAACCTCTAGCTTTTCCTGTGTCATGGTCATGGTCTAAACACCATTGATTATTTCTTTGCTTGTTTTCTTCAGCACTTGTCAAACAAATAGGACATCTATAATCTTTAGGTGGAGGAGGAGTAACTAATCTTAATTGTCTTGTTTGTCTATTCCTCTCATTAGCACAAGATTTACAAACTCTTTCAGTAGAAGGTAATCCTGTAGTCTTTTGATTATAACCATAACTTTGAAAGGCATCTAATGGTTTAGTCTTATTACATTTAACACATGTCTTTAATGGTTTGCTTGTATCAATAGATTCACAATCATTAAACAATTCTTTTTGTACTAATGAGTCTCTGCCCATGTCGTGCCTTCCTTCCATTCACTATCTAATGGACACTTCATCTTCAACTGATGCTCTGTATCTTTCATAGCATCTTTGGTAATACTACCAAATCTTTTTACATCTTTCTTTGCAACTTCATATTGGTATTCATCATGTATAGATGCAACTAACTTAGCATCAACACCTGTTTGTACTATTCTTTTATTCATGTTTATTAACCACAACTTACATACAACAGCACCTGCTCCTTGCAGTAATGTATTTAATGCACTATGTGGAGAACGTACATGTAATAGTCTACCATCAATACCTTTTATCTTACCTCTCTTAGCTGTTTCAGTTACACTATCCCTAACTCTTTTAAGAGCAGGCATGTTAGAAAGAAACCTATCTATTAATATCTGTCCTTCTTTAGCACCTGCACCTACTATCTTACCTATCTTAGATGCACCTGCACCATACATAAAAGCATATATAAATGTTTTAGCTTGGTCTCTATCTGTTAAACCTGCCATCTTCATATTAGCTGTATGTATGTCTCCATTTAATACTTCTTCAGTAAAGTTTTTATCATCCATAAGATGTGCTAAACATCTAAGTTCTAAACCACTAGCATCAGTACCAACAATGGAGTGAGTATAGGGATTGTCAACAGTCCAACATTCCCTACACTCTTTACCATATGGAGAACGAACAGCAGGAATCTGAGCCATGTTAGGACTGTTATGTGCCATACGACCTGTTACAGTACGTAATGTCATAACTCTACCATGTACTCTACCATCCTTATCATTACACGATTCAATCCAAGATTTAATCTGTGCAATTCTTTTTTGTAATAACAAATACCTAGCAAACTTCTTTGCTTCTTCTAAGTCTATGCTATTCAAAACTTCTTCATTAACAATTACATTACCTTTATCAGTATGCTTCTTAGGTTTCCAACCTAGTTCTTGTAATCTATCAGCTATCTGTTGTCGTGAACCTATATTAAAAGGTATGTATTTTGTTTTTGTTTTTAAGTCTTTTCTTGTAGGGTCAAAGTGTATCTTACCCCACTTTTCTAACTCACTTGCTTCATCTCTCAATGTATTATATAAAGACATAGCTTTACGAACATCTAATGCAAAACCATTTCTTTCTTGTTGGTCAATTATAACTCTTACTTGATGTTCTAAATCAATAGAAGACCTAGAAAAACCTTTGCCTTCTTTCTTTAAATGTTCATATAACTTATGTGTTATATTTACATCTTGCATACAATATCTTTTTAATTCTTCTGTATATTGACCAAAGGATTTTATATCTCCTTTAGGAAAATTAAATCTATCTCCCCATGCTCTTAGTCCATGACCACCATCACGTAATGGATTAAATAACTGTGATAATATTAATGTATCTAATACTTGTGAAGGTTTAATATTTGTACCTAACAATCTATTTAATACAGGAGCATCAAAAGATAAACCATTATGCATAATATATTGTTTAATATCTTTAGACCAGTCTTTAAATACATGCATATTACTTGGGTCAAATACTGTAGACACATTTGTTTCAATATTTTTAGCAACAATACAATTAATTACTTTAGCATTTATCTGGTCTGTTTCTATATCAAGAACAACTTTCACAATCTTCTTCCTCCTTCCCACACCAATTACAAGGTTCACCTTTACCTACTGCCATCATACTATGTTCTTCATGGCAATAGTGTTCCCACATTTCAGGCTCTTCTTCGTTTTTATCTAACCATTCTTTATAACCTTCTATCCAAATTTGCTTATCATCTGTTTCATTTTTTGGTAAGTATACCATATGAAAAGCACCACAGTTAGGACAGGATAAATTTGTTTCCATACAATAGTCCTCATCTTCATGGGCAATGTCATGGTCTCCTCCCCATATTAACTCTGTATCACAATGCCAACACTTCATTAGAATGGTACCTCCTCATTATTCTCTGCATTATAATCTACTTCATAAGGATTGTTAATCTCTTTCATACGACCTGTCTCTTTATTATAATGTAGATGTGTGGCTATACCTGTTTCTCCTGTATACCTGTTCTTTAAAATACGAATCGTAGTAGTGTTAGATTTAACTTCATCATCATCTTGTTGGTTTCTTTCTAATCCAATTACACCATCACTTAAATGAGCAATAGATGCTGAACCTCTAAGATGTGATAGAGTAATCTCTTTACCATTCTCATGTCCTGCATCACCTGCAGGTCTTCTTAAATGAGATACTAATAACATACCAATACCTGTTTGCTCTACAAGAGAACGCATCTTAGTCATTAATACATCAATAGACTTTCTTTCATCTCCATCTTCCTGACCTGATACAAGTATAGATAAGTGGTCAACAAATATCCATTTACATTCTAATGCTTGTGCCATGTATCTAACTCTAGATAGTATCTCGTCATTATCAATAGAACCAAAATGGTCAAAGGCAAAGAACCTACCAGAGCCAACTGTATTCTTTTGATACTCTTGTAATTGCTTTCTACTAAAACAATTATCTCTAATCTCTTTGATATATAATCTAGCATTAGCTTCTACTGACATAATATTAAATGCAGTATTTTTAATACTCTCTTCTAATGCAAGTATACCTATGTTATGATTTGTATTTTTGAGTAAATGATGCATGAGTTCTCTCATAATAGAAGACTTACCCATACCTGCACCAGATGTAAATGTAATCAACTCTCCTGTTCTCATACCATAAGTCTTTTCATTCATCTTACTCCAAGGATAAGGTACTGTTTCACAATACTCTTCTGTGTATAAAGCATCTCCTAAATCTCTAAGATTAGTAATACCTGCAGGAGTAAAAGGCTCTGCGTTCCACCATGCTTGAGAAAACTTTTCTCTCTTACCCATTTTTAGATACTCATTAGCATCTTTAAATTCCATGTTCATTATCTTACATTTGTTAGGACTAAACAACTGTGCTACTTTTTCACTAGCTTCTCTACCTTGCTTATCCATATCAAATGATATGACTATATTTTGAAAGCTATCTAAGTATTCAAATGCTTTTCTACAATCACGTACAGCAGACCCTGCACCTGTCTTAATAGAAACACATGCCCACTTGCTACCTAATAATTCATAGGCAGACATAGCATCTACTTCACCTTCAGTAATGGTTACATACTTACCACCACCTGTAAATAAATCTTGTCCAAACAATACTGCATTAGTTACATTTCCTTCTACCCACATATTTTTTGTGGCTACATCTCTAACCTTATTACCAATATTGTTTCCACCACTATCAAAGTATTTATATATATGATGTGTATTCATATTACCATTTACTTTAACTTGTGTGTGATATTTTTGTGCAGTTTCCTTACTAATATTTCTTTCAGTCAACGCACCTGTTACACCTACAGTTTTTATATTACTTTCAGTAGGTATAGGTACTACCTTTTCATGTTCCATATGCTCTCCAAATCTAGTGTTACAGGAAAAACAAAAACTATACCCTTCTGCATGATTGACGTTGCCATCACTTGACCCACACTTAGGACAAGCACCCCTATCTAGCCATGTTTTATCCATATTAATCCCCATTAAAAATTTTATTATATACTATTATATATTGTTAGTCAATATCAAAAGAACTATCATATATTTTATTATAAGCATCTATCTCAACTTCTTTTGTTTCATGTATATCTCTTTTGGCTAATTCCATAGCTTCAAAAGATTCATAACCTTCCTCAAGGTACTCATAATATCTTTCTTTAATTAGTTCTTTTATTTCTTTTTCTAATAAATTCATCTTATTCTCTCTTGTTATAATGTAAGTAAATAAAATATAAAACTTACAGTTAAAAGTATAGGAAACAAATGGTTTACCCATAATATTTTCTTATGACTTTTTTTAAACCATTTTCCTGTGGCTTTTAATCTTCTTTCTCTATCTTTATTCATCTTTAATATGTCCTGCATCTGGATTTTCTACTACTAAATCATATCCAAAATCACTTTGCACTCTTTTAAATTGTTTGAGTTCTGTTTTTAGCACACTAACTTCTGATACTAACTCTTTAACTCTAACTCTTAATCCATGCACTTCTTTTTCTTTTTCTGCTAAAGATTTTTCATATATATTTTCAGTCATTGTACACTCATAATTTCTATATTGTCATCTATCAATGCTTGTATTTGTATATTTCTTTCATCATATAAATTTTGTAAAAACTTTTTAGCATCTGTTTTATTTTTAAAATACATAACTTTACCATCATCTTCTTCTAATATATCTGGTAACTCTACTTGATTAGGATATGGCATAGCTATTACATACATATTATTTTTATTATACATTACATTTTTCATATAGTCAATACCCAATGTAAGGCACAATAAAACATAGAAAATACCACCCTAAAATACCTGCAAGTATTTGCATCATTTCTTTATTTATATTTATCATTCTTAATACTCCTTTCAACTTTTTTGTATAAACTGTTGTTATATTTGTGTAATTTATAATTAACTTTATTATCTTTTAGCATATCAAACAACCTATCTAGCACATCTTTTTTAGAAGGTCGTCTATTAAAATCTAATTCTATTTCTACTTTGTACTTCATATCTTAATCTCTTGTATATTTATGTCTAAATAATCTGCAAGTAAATATCTTATCTCTGTGTAGCAATCATCACATAATAAAAGATTACATGCTCTATTCTCCATATCTTCTGGGTATGCTTTATTAGAGCAATCTTCTTTTTGACATTTAATTTTTTTACTCATCTTTATTCTCTTTCTCCCCAGAGATAGCACCTATCTTTCCTTTGAAAGGTATAACTTTTGCACTAGGTCTAGTATCAATAGGCATATCTGAATCAAAAGATACCTCTGGTGGAAACATAAAATCTTCTAGTTCATTAAACCCACCTATGTGTAGAAAGATTTGTGGCACAGTCTTATGTCCTGCTTCTCTAAATCTTTTTATCTTAGGTAAGTTATCTAGCACTCTCTCTTCGTATACTTCTCCTGCTTCATCTAGTAATGCCTTTGCTTTGGCACAATACTCACAGTTCTTTTGTGTGTATATAATATATTTAATCATCTGCTAAGTCCTCCTCTCCTTCTTCCATTTGATATTGTGCATCATCTCCAAACTCAGTACCTTCAAAGGTAGCTTTACCTTCATTACATGTAAAGGTTTCTCCTTCTGTCTGCTCTACTGACCAAGCTAAATCTTGCATCTCAGCTTGAGTAAGTTTAGTATTAGATTCTACCTTGTAGTATCTAGTATCTACTGTCTGCTCACTAAATCTATATGTGTATTTATATTCACTCATCATCTTCCTCCTCTACTTTGCTAGGGTCAAATGCTTTTGGGTCTGTATGACATACATAATCACTATGCCAAAACTGTTGGTACTTACCTTTGTCTGCTCCATAGTCGTGTATACCACCTTCTTTCTTTAGGTCATAGTGACTAATAGCTTCTTGAAAAGCATCTTGTAATCTTATTATATCTCCTATATTTATATACTCCCAAGCACCTTCGTTGATTGTATCATCTATCTTCTTGAGTTTATTAATTAAGTTTAATGTTACTGTATTTATTGTTGGTTTAGCTTTTGTTGTCATAAAATTTCTCCTCTATCTTTTTTAAGTTATAAACATATGAAAGTATATCTTCGTGAGTATATCTTTCAGTAGCATCTATACCTACTAATGCTTCACATAGTTCTTCATACTTTTCTAGCTTATCAGTTATGTCTGAGTTTACTGCACCTTCAAAAAAATTATCTGCCATTAGTCTTCCTCCACTTCTATTCCTAGTTCATCTCCATAATCATACTTGTCCATTTCTTCTATGTCACTAATATAAAACTCTTCGTGTACTTGGTCAAACGTATCTGGAGTTTGTAATGCTTCCATGCGTCTACGTACTTCTCCTGCATCTACATTATCTGGGTACTCTACATATCTTTTATAGTGTATAATTGTTTGTCCTCTTACTTCGTAATATCTTTTCTTTTGTTTAGCCATCTTGCATATCCTTTGTTTCATATTTAACAAACTTTAATTTCATTCTATCATCAGGATTAGGAAAGTCAAGTCCAAAATGTTCCCATATATCTTGGCACTCATCTCCATAGATGTATACCCAAGTATTTCTTTTAGGTTTCTTTTTATATATTTTACTCATAGTTTTTTCTCCTGTAAAATTCCTAATGCTGAGTAAGTGTACTGTATATTTTCTTTCTTGTCAACATATACAATATTATTTCTATCTTTATAGATGAGTTTCATATCACAACCTAGCATATTCCATAGTCCTTGATGCAGTTCCCAATGTTCTTTAAGTGTTAGATTATGTCTTTGTTCCATATAACTCTTCCTTCATTGATTAGTTTCATTACTTCTTCTTTGGTAGCAGAAGACTTATGCACTTTCCAATTACCTTTCTCATTAGGTAATGTTTCTACAACAAAGTCCCCACTTGTATTGTGTCTAAATATAGACATATATATTTCCTCTACAATATCTACATATTCTTTTTGAGTATACTTGGATACATCTATATCTTGCACAAGTGTAGCAAAGTGTTGTACGTTTACTTGTTTAAATCTTTTACTCATTTTTAATCTCCACTTTTATTATTTTTAATATAGCTTCTAACTTAGCCCATGCTTCTACTCTTTCTATCTCATTAAGACTACCTACCTGTAAATCATCTACTATTGTCTCTGCTTCATCTAATAGAATCTCAAGTTTATGTTTTTGTTGTTGTCGTAGTTTCATTAATCAATCCAAACTTCTTCTGGTTTTCCTAACCATTCTGTATTAAGCCAAAACTTTTTAAAATCTTTAGTAACAAAAGTAAACTTACTAAAATCAATCTCTCTTACTACTGCATCATCTCCATAGTTTTCTATGTTCTGTTTATTTTTAATGTGTATATTATCTAGTCTATCTATTAAATCTTTTTTAGATACCTTAACATACTCACCTTCGTGACCTTCTTGGTTCATATTTACATAGGTATAAACTCTCTTTGACATTACTATGTATGTTCTAAATTTTATGTAATCTTTTCTATTCATATCCTCTCCTTAATATCTATCCCTTATAAAATCTATGTAATCATTAGCTTCATCTTCTGTCCAATCTAACTGCTTAATAACACTATACACATCATTAGCTATTTCATCTGGTGTTCGTAGTGTACCTACAGAAACACTAAACTGGTACTCATCATCTAAACTAAGTAGTTTTTGTTTTAATTCTTTTTCACTTACACTCATTAGTCACTATCTCCTATCCAAAAATCTTTATTCTTTTCTATAAAATGTTCTGCTCTAGCTACTGCTTGTTCTTCAGTCATGCCTTGCTTCATATTGTCTTCAACCATTTGTTCAAATGCTTGTTCTTTTCTTTGTTCGTTACCACTATGTGACATTATAACACCTCCTCTAATAAAAATTCTATCTCATCATCTTGATATGTTTGCCTATCAAGTTCAGTACAATCAACAGTTATATCATCTACCTCTGAACCATCTGGGTGCGTATCATTCTCTGATTTTTTTCTTCCATAATGTTCAGCTTCTTCTTTTGTATCTGCATCTACAACAAATTCTTCAGTAATTGTTTTTGTAACAAACACTCTCCAAGTCTTAGGTTTATCCCTTAGGTCTTGTTTCTCCTGCTCGTCTAGGTCTGGGTAAGTTATTGTCGTTTCTATTTTTTCTTTATACATATTAATTCCTTATAACATATTAAATTTATTTTGTCTACCTATATCTCTTATAAGTTTTTCCTATAGCACTTATAGGTGGAGAGTAAAGGACTTGAACCAATCTTCAGGTAGTTATAGTACCTGCCTAGACACCTTAGCTATAACTCTAAGGGCTTGTCTTTTATTACTCTAGGAACGTGCCATGCATGTACCACTCTGGGGATATAACTCCTTGTCCATACTAAATACATACCCACATGGGACAACTCTCCATATATAAATGCTATTCTCTAGCATCTTTTTGTACTGCTCTTATGAAGTGTATAAAATCCATATCTCCAAACTTTATACCTTTTCTTTCTTGGTTCATAAAATCTACCACATCTTTTGGCATTTGTTTTTTATGAGCCTTAGCAATTATTTTTATTACTTTAAAATTTATCATTTTATTTTTTCCTTTCATTTATATTTAATATAATTATATATACTATACATCTATTATAATTTCAATCTATATCTGCTATAGGATTTTCCTATCATCTCATAGGTATTAACTTCATCATTACTAAACCTGCTACACATATTAAACCACCTATCCACATCATAAAAAACCATAGCATAACTCTAAATGTTCCTTCAATGCTACTTAAAAAATATTCTTTATCTGTTAATGCTTTTATTAAGTGGTCAAAGTATAGCAGTAAGTTATCAAAAGTATCTATCATCATAGCTGATAAAAAAAACATTACTCCCATAGTAAAAACAATAAATCCTAGTTTAGTCATAGTTATATTCTCCTAAAGTTAAAATATCCAAGTAATCTTAATGTGTTTCTTGATGGCAATCTTCTACCACTACATAACCCTGCAAAGCTTTTAGTTATATTTCTTGTACCATATTCTTTATGGTCTGCGTATAAACATTTATCTTTTTTATTCATAGTTATATTCTCCCTCTCTATCTAAATGTGATTCTCTTAATTGCTCAACTATTTCTAAAGCATTAGAAAGTTCTCCAATATTACCATTGATTGCCTCTGATATAGCAAAATGTAACCATTCTATTTTATTATATTCATTCATATTTTTATTCTCCTTGTATTGTATATGGTGCTATTAAAAATTAATTCAATAGCACCAAGTTAATTTAATTTAAAATTGTAGTATTTTATTTCTTAATAAACTTATATGCGTTTCTTTTGGCTTAATAGTTTTACTTTTTCTATGTTGGTTTATCTGTAAATTAGAATGGTCTGCTCTAATCTCTGTACCTTGCAAATCTATTATGGCATTGTCTACTAAATCAACTTTAGTATTAGGATAAACAACTAAATTATTTATTTCTATTCTTAATTGTTTTTCTTTTGTCTCTGATACTTCAATATATTTTTTATTTCCTATTGTTACAATAGGATTAGCTTTATATTTTGATTTTCTTATTCTGATAATATGTGACATATATTTAAACTCCATTTAATAATTAATAAAAACTTAATATACATATTACAGCATATTTTTTTATTGTCAATAGCATAATAAAAATAATTTTTTTATGTTGTATTTATATCACACTATTAGATGTCAATCTATAATGCTTATTAGTTTTTCCTATGACCTGTTTAAATGCATCAGTTTATTTTTTTATGTATCTTACTATCTATTTTATATTTATATGTACTCTATGGCTACCATATGGCTATATAAGTTTTTCTTATAATGCTTATTAGTTTTTTCTATAGTGATAAATATATCACACCTGTTGCATAAATGTCACAGTCAAAAGTTTGACACATAAAAAAAGAGAGTGCCATTATTTTGACACTCTCAATCAGGAGTTTACTATAAAATGAAAAAATAATAATATAAAATATAAATATCTTGATAAGTGTTTTATATTATATAAATATCTTTATAAGTATTTTATATTTATATATTATTAATATACATTATAGCAACATATATTATTATTACAACCTATAAATATTATTAGTTTTTCCTATAGTTTATTTTAAAGCTTACTGATTAACTTAATTTTATTTTATGTTAGATAGTACCATAATTTTATTTAATGGCACTCTATGAGCTTTTAAAAGCTTTTAAATTGTATAGTAGATATAAAAAAACCTAGCATTAAATTAATAATACTAGGTTTTTAGTAGAAGTTTATGAAAGTTAATTAATTAACTAACATAAAATTATTATCTTTAGAACTAGGTAAAAAACCTTTAGCTTTTAAATATAATGTACTATTGTTAGGTTTTAAGAAAGTTAAATCGTTATCATCACCATTAACCATATTACTATATAAAAAACCTTGTTTTACATATTTAGCAATAACTTTTTCATGTATCACTACAGCAATACGCATTTTTTTTGCTAATGCAATATTAACATATTTTTTATATTTAATTTCATTGCTATAGGAAAAAGTTAAATCAATAAATCCTTGTGTATTTCTTAAAGGTTTTTTGGTATAGTCATAATATTTAATATCATGTTGTATAGTATAATATTTTATATAATTAAATATATTAGGGTCTTTTTCATATTCAATATCACTAGTCCCATTTAATCTGATACAAGGTTTTAAATTCTTTTTCTTAGCTATTCTTAAAAGTTTTTCAGTATCTTTTTTTAATAGTTTTAAATATTCATTAGGATATTGTATTTTAAATAATGCTTTTACTAATCTAAATATATTTATATTTTGAAATACAATAGCGTTGCCAGTATGTACAATACAGGTTCTAAAACAATTAGCAATTTTGGCATGACTACAAAATTGTTTTAAATTATATAAATATTGTATACCAGTAATATAACCATTTTTAGAGTTTTTACTTGTCTTTAAATCTTTTTCAATAGATAAAATAGAATTAGGGAATTTACAGAAAGCATTATATATTTTTTTATCTGTAAATATTTTATGTTTAATTCGTGTTGCTATTTCTTTTGCTGTCTCTTTTTTACTATCAAATAATAAATTCTCTAAATTATCTAGATTATATATTATTTTATTAGGATTAAAAGTATTATTAATATTAATTTTATTATCAATACTAATATTTTTTAATTGTTTTTTATCTTTTAATAATTGATATAATTCTTTATTTTTCATTTTATATACTCCTATTTATTTAAATTAATTATATATTATAATAGCTATCAATTAAAAAATCAATAGCTATTATATATTTTTTATTAGTCTTTATTTTTATATCTCTCTTTTAATTTATTGACACTTATCATATTCTCACAAATAAAAACTATTTCTTTAGCGTGTCTTAAAATATAATCAATATCTATATTACAGTCTATTATGTTTTCTTTTCTTTCAATAGAATCTTTTTTCAATAATTCTAATGCATAAATACATTGCATTAATTGTTCATTTATTTTTTTTCTAACTTTCATTTTATTTAATCCTTTGTTAAATTAATTATATATTGTTAATATCATTTATTGTAATATTGTCAATATCTTTTTTATCTTTTATTTTATTAATGTTATCATTAATAATATTATTATCATCTATTGTAAAGTCTATATCAATAATATTATTATCTTTATTAATAAAAATTTTGTTTTTTTCTTTTATATTCATTTTATTTAATCCTTTGTTAAATTAATAATAATACAATTAATATATATATATTTTAACTTGTCAATAACTATTTATAATTATTTTTTATACTGTTGTATAATTACAACAATTTATTTATTATTATATAGTACAAATAGAAAGCTATATAAAACAAGTATTTAGTATTTAATAATATTATAAATAGAAATAACTGGCATTATTATTTTATAATCTATAATTATTTACTTGACATTATAAATGTTCTTGTTTTGTTCTATTAAGGTATCTTTTTATGGCAGAAAAAACTTGACTGTGACAAAAATGCAACACCCTAGCAAAAAAAAATAGTCTGTGTGTTATATATATATACCCCACCCCCATATATGCACCAAAAACCTAGGCTTTATAATAAAAATAAAAATAATACTTGACACAAGTGGGGGAGTAGTGTATAATTATATATAATATATAAAGATATTAGAAACATTTAGTACATTGTTTTTCTTTTATTGTTTTTCTTATAAGAAATATAATCAAATACAATTAATATGAATGAGACTATAGAGACTATAGAGACTATCTCTCCCTTAATTACCCTAGATAGCTTGTTATCACAAAAGGTTGAACAGGATTCTAATCTAGATTTTATTACATTTGTTAGAAAAGTAGCTCCAACACTTGTTTCTGATTGGAAGATGGGTAAACATATAGAAAAAATAAGTGAAAAACTACAGCAACTAGAGTCTGGAGAGATAAAAAGGCTCATGGTATTCCTACCACCACGTTCTTCTAAGAGTGTTATCTGTTCTAAACTGTTTCCTGCCTGGTATATTGGTAGAAATCCAGAACATGAGATACTAACTATCTCTCATAGTGACCAATTAAGCTCTGATTTTGGTAGAAGTGTTAGAGATATTGTTAATACAGAAGACTTTCAAAACATATTTAGAGGTGTTTCTCTAAGAAGTGACGTTAGAGCTGCAGGTAAATGGAAGACAAACCACAATGGCACGTATTATGCTGCAGGTGTTAGAAGTCAAATAGCAGGAAGAGGAGCTCACATAGCAATATTAGATGATGTGATGTCTGAAGAGGACTCTTTCTCTGAAGCAGGTAGAAGATATGTTAAAGAATGGTACCCATCAGGACTACGAACACGTATTATGCCTAATGGTTCTATCTTAATAATAAATACTAGGTACCATTATGATGATTTATGTGGGTGGCTATTAAAACAACAAGAGAATGTGGGTGATTATGCTGTTACTCCTTGGGAAGTAGTACGTATTCCTGCATGGTTAGATGAAGAATCTGCTGAGTTACTAGATTTACCAGTAGGTAGTAGTTATTTTCCTGAATGGAAACCTGATGATGTTTTAAAAATAGATGAAGCAGAGATAAAAGCTTCTAATGGTGCACGATATTGGAACGCATTATATATGCAGGACCCAACACCTGATGAAGGTGGTATCATTAAAAAGAAATGGATACAATATTGGGATGATGAAGAGCCACCACCTTGTGAGTTTATAATACAAACTTATGATACTGCTTTTTCTACATCAAGAACTGCAGACTTTAGTGTAATACAAACATGGGGTATCTTTCATACCTATGAAGAAAGTGAAGATGGTTATGAACAATATATATCACAACTAATATTATTAGGAAATATAAAAGGTAGATTTGAATATCCAGAGTTAAGAAGAATAGCACAACAATTATATGATGAACATAGACCTGATGTTTGTATGATAGAAAAGAAAGCATCTGGTCAATCACTTATACAAGATATGAGAAGAGCAGGACTACCTGTTTTAGAATATCTACCAGATAGAGACAAAGTATCTAGAGTATATTCTGCTACTCCTATGATGGAAGCAGGTAGAGTATGGATACCTAGTAATAGAAAATGGTCAGAAGATTTATTAGAAGAACTATTACGTTTTCCAAATGCTGCTCATGATGACCAAGTAGATGCAATGACAATGGCAATACACTATATGAAAGAGTCATGGCACCTTGAGCATCCTGAAGACCCAGAGTGGGATGACCCACCTGCAAAAAAAAGAGTTGCATATTGGAGAACTTAATGTTATAATAAAAGAATAATAGGGGAAATTATGACAAAAGCATTAGCAGGATTAGCAGAACTTTTAGTTAAAGGAGGAAGTGCTAAAACTAAAGCACAAGAAGTTCTTGAAACTTATACTAAAAAAAATAAAACAAAAGATGATTTAAAAAATATTTCTGATGAAGACCTTTCATTAGATGATATAAGAAAAAAATATAAAGTTAATCAAAAACAAAAAAGAATACCTGAAGTTCAAACAGCAGCTCAAAAACTTTATGAAGGAAAAATTGATAAAAAGTTTTATGATAGAGTTGTAAAAGCATATCAACCAATAAATTTAATTACAGAAATGCCAGAAGTTCCTTCTCTAAAAAGAATACAAGGAACATTAAAATCTAATCAGTTAGAAGAAGGTGTAGTAGGTATAAATAAAAAAGGAACTGATTTAGATGGTAAAAGAGTAGCTTCACGTTTAGATATTCCTGCTTATGAAAATTATGATACATGGGTTGTATCTTTACATGATGGAACTAAAACAGGTGGTAAAGCTATTGGATATGGACAAAGTGCTGTTTTAAAAAATGTTGAATTTAAATCATCTGAAAAAGGTGGTTTAAATATTGCTAGAGGAAAAACACCAAAAGCAACAATAGGAAGAATACATGGAGATTATTTAGATGCTCCTACTGAAAATGTTTATAATAAAATACAACTAGAATTAAATGACCCTAATTCAGAATATGTTCAAATAGGAATGAATCCTTTTAGACATAGTTATTTTTATGATAAAAAAACTGGTGAACCTGTTTTAGCAGCAGATGAAGTTTTACAACTAGGTCCTTTAGTTTTAGGTAAAGGAGTTGTTAAAGGAAAGCCTAAAGATTTTAAATTTAAAAAAGGTGGTATGGTAATACGTAATGATAACTATAATACACAGAGAGCAATATGACAAAAGCACTATCAGGTTTAGGTAAGCTATTAACAGGAGCTACAACAAAAACTAAAGCTCAAGAAATACTTGAAACATATGCAAATAAAAATTTAACAAAGTCTGATAAAAAAACTTTAGATAATTTTTATAAACAAAAAGATGAAGACTTAATAACAGACTCTGAATTAAAATCAAAGTTAATTGATAAGTTTGGTAAATCAGCTTCACCTTTAAATGAATATAAAATTAACTTTAAAGTAATAAGTCCTAAGATGTTTTATAGTGGTGAAAAAGGTAGTTTTAGAATTGGAGATAATATTAATAATGTTACTATTAAAGCATCTTCAGAAAAAGAAGCAAAAGAATTATTAAAAGAAACACCTCAATTTAAAAATGCATATAAATATGTATTAGACAATATGCCTAGTGGTGCACCTGCTAATCCAAGATTAGTTATAAAAGGAATTACAGAAAAGAAAAAAGGGGGAACAGTAATGAAAGATTATTACAAAAATTATAATACACAGAGAGCAATATAATGGCAATAGAAAAAAATCCATTTGATAAAATAGAAAAAACTATATCAAATGTAGTCAAGCTTCCAGAACAAATTAAAGAAGCAGCAGGTTCACCAACTATAGAACCAGATGAAGATGGGGGAGTTACTGTAGACTTCACCCAGGCTACTATAGAAATGGAACCTGAAAGTGAAATGAAAGAATGGTATGGTAATATAGCTGATAACTTAGAAGAAGGTGAGTTATCACAAATTGCAGAAGATGTAATTAATAATTATACTTCAGATAAAGATTCTAGAGCTGAATGGGAGTCAATGTTTGAAAGAGGATTTGATTTACTAGGATTAAAGATAGAAGATGCAAGTGAACCTTTTGAAGGTGCCTGTACTGCTGTTCACCCTATGTTAATTGAATCAGCAGTTAAGTTTCAATCAAAAGCTATACAGGAAATGTTTCCTGCAAATGGTCCAGTTAAAACACAGATATTAGGTAAGGTAACTCCTGAAAGACAATTACAATCTAATAGAGTAAAAGATTTTATGAACTATCAAGTAACTGAGCAAATGCCAGAATACTTTGATGAGTTTGAAAGAATGTTATTTCATTTACCTCTTATAGGTTCAGCATTTAAAAAAGTTTATTATGATGCTAACTTAAAAAGACCAGTATCTGAATTTGTTCCTATAGACCAATTCTATGTTTCTTACTATGCTTCTAACTTACGTAAGGCAGATAGATACACACATGTTATCTACAGAAGTCCAGTAGATTTAGCAAAAGATATGCGTACAGGTATTTATGATGAAATAGAATTACCTGAAGCTACTAATCCTAATCCTACATCTTTCTCAGAAAAGATGGATACAATATTAGGATTATCTCCTACAGAAAGTAGTGACCCACAATATACATTATTAGAACAACATTGTTATCTTGAAATAGAAGAAGACTATGCTCTTCCCTACATTGTTACTGTGGAAGAGCAATCTAGAATTGTTTTAAGTATAAGAAGAAACTATAAGAAAGATGATAAACAACAACAAAAGATTTCCCATTTTGTCCACTACAGATTTGTTCCTGGATTTGGATTTTATGGGTTTGGCTTGATGCACTTTCTAGGCAATCTTACTATGACTGCAACTGCAGCTATGAGAAGTCTAGTAGACGCAGGTCAATTTGCAAACCTACCAGGAGGATTCAAAGCAAAAGGTGTACGACTTGTTGGTGATAATGAACCAATTAGTCCTGGTGAATTTAAAGAAATAGAAGCAACTGGAGTAGATTTGAATAAGGCAATTATCCCTCTCCCCTATAAAGAGCCTTCCTCTACTCTATTTCAGATGTTAGGTTTCGTAACAGCAGCAGGTCAAAAGTTTGCTGATAGCACAGAACAAATTGTTTCTGATGCAGCATCTTATGGACCTGTTGGTACAACTATGGCTTTATTGGAAGCTTCAAGTAAATTCTTTTCAGCTATACATAAAAGATTACATAAATCTCAAAGAGAAGAGTTTAAGATTCTTGCACGTATAGACTATGAGTATTTACCTTCAGAGTATCCTTATGAAGTTCCTTTTGCTGAACAGAATGTGTTTAAGAAAGATTTTGATGGAAGGGTTGATGTAATCCCTGTCTCAGACCCTAACATTCCTTCTAATGCACATACCTAAAAAAGAACCACAATCTATGGACCCAATATCAGATATTATGGCAGCAACAAAAGGTATTCCAATAAGAGCATTTGAAGGTCAAAATCATGATGCTCATATACAAGCTAAGATGGCTTATTTACAAGACCCTAAAAATGGTGCTAATCCTATTATGGCTAGAATTAAACCAATATTAGAATCTAATATACAAGAACATTCTGTTATGAAATATCAAGAACAAGTTAATGGTATTACAAGAATGGGATTAGAACAATTACCACCAGAGCAATCACAAGTAGCTACCATAGCAGAGATGGCAATGGCTCAAGCAGCACAACAAGTATTAAATGCTAATCAAGCTATGGGTCAAGCACAATCACCTGAACAACAATTAGTTGCATTGAAACAAGCTGAAGTAGGATTAAAAGAAAAAGAATTAAAAATGGAAGAAGCTAAACTTTCTATGGAGTCTACTTTAGATGCTCAGAAGTTACAATTAGAAGAAGCTAAGTTAATGAAGGATGCAGGAGTTGCAGGTCAAACAGCTATGTTAAGAAAAGAAAAATCTGACCTTGATAGACAAAGTAAAGAAACTATGAAACTATTAGATTTAATTGCAAAGTCAGAAATAGCAGAAAAAAAGTCACAAATAGATTTAGAAAAGATAAGAGCACAAGCTTTAGAAAAAGTAGCAAATATGGAAACTTTAGATGATAGAGAAAGAAGTATGAAACTATTAGATGTAATGTCTAAAGCAATATTAGAAGATTCTAAACAAGAAAAGAATAACTAGGGATATTTTTTGCCTATAGACTGCCCTAGCAGACAAGCCAAGACTATAGGTATAATTTTATAAAGGAGAATAAATTATGGCAAACACAACTTTTAGTGGACCATTAAGGTCAGAAGGTGGTTTTAAATCAATAACTAAAGATTCAGATACAGGAGCAATAACAGAAAATATTACTTATGGTAATAAAGGTGAAGTTGCTACACCTGTAGTATTAGCAGATGGTGATATTACTATTGTAAATACAACTCATGGTGGTAGAATTAATTTAGTACCAG